ATACCTGATTGACAAGCAGATTAGCCCAACAATCACCGTTTGGCCTGCGCCAGATCAAAGCTCAAAGTACGAGCTGTACCTAAACGTCCTGAGTCGCATGGATGACGCAGACGCTGGGGCAAACACCCTGCAAATACCTTTTCGGTTTTACCCGTGCTTGGCTGCTGGCCTTGCGTACTACCTAGCACTCAAGCGAGCGCCTGAGAAAGTATCTATGCTCAAGCAATTGTACGAAGAAGAGTTTGAAAGGGCGCTGAGCCAAGACCAAGACAGGGTTTCGTTTAGAATTGCACCTGACCTGCGCGGATACAACTTAGGGTAATGGCTTTTGCATCAAACCATAGGGCGTTTGGAATCTGTGACATCACAGGTTTTCGCTATCGCCTAAAAGACATGAAGATGACATGGGACGGTTTGCTTGTTGGGCCTGACCAGTGGTCGCCAAAGCACCCGCAGCTTATGCCTAAGCCAAGCCCTGTAGACCCAGAGGCTTTGCAGATCTCTAGGCCAGACCAAGCGGCTGGCGGTAACGACAATAATTTTTTCAGTGTTTACACGAACACTGGCCTTGGTAAATTAGGCACAACTTTGCAAACTTTTGGACTTTCAGTTAATGTAGGCGCTGTGGAGGTAACCACGTCATGAGTTTTACTCTTTCAACTTTGAAGGCGGCGGTGCAAGATTATTTGCAGGTGTCAGAGACAGCGTTTACTAGCCAGTTGGATACATTTATCCAAGAGGCTGAGAGTCGCATCTTTAAGTCTGTGCAGCTCCCTGAGCAGCGCAGGAACGTAACCGGGGCAGCGTCTTCGGGTAATCGGTTTTTGGCAACGCCATCTGATTTTTACGCTCCGTTTTCATTGGCAGTAATTGATAGCGACAACAAATACACTTATTTGGATTTTAAGCATCCTTCTTTTTTGAAGGAGTACAGCCCAACATCGACAACGACTGGCAAGCCAAAATATTACAGTTTGTTTGACCAGTCGGCGTTTGAGATGGCCCCTGTACCTAATTCAAATTATACGGTTGAGTTGCACTACCTATACAAACCAGCGTCTTTGACCTCTGGGGCGGATAGCGGTACAACATTGTTATCAACAGACCACCCTGACCCGCTGCTTTACGGCACGTTGGTCGAGGGCGCTATTTTCTTGAAAGAAACTCCTGACGTGATTGCTCAATTTGAAGCACGGTTTAAGGAAGCTATGGCTCGGATGAAGAATCTGAGTGAAGGCCGAAATACCCGTGACGAATTCAGATATGACTTATTGCGTACAGGGGTAACTTAATTGGAAAAAATAAAAGAGCTTAAAGGTAAGAAAATAGCAATTATTGGTCTGGGAGCTTCTCAGATCGACTACGTTATTGGCGTTGAAAACAGTATGCAGTGGGATGAGGTGTGGTGTATTAACTCCGCCATCTCGGTATTCGACTGCGATAGAGCCTTCATTCTTGACCCAATGGAGCGGTTTCTTGATTCGGATGACGCTGGCGCTCAAACAGACGTCATGCGTAGAGTTCTCCCTACCTTTGATAAACCAATATATTCCTGCGGCTTAGACGAGCGCGTTCCTGCGATTGTCGAATATCCTTTGCATGAGGTTATGCAGGAGTTCAAGACGGCTTATTTCAACACCACTGTCGCCTTCACGGTAGCCTTTGCTTTGTGGTCTGAGGTCGAGCAGATAGATTTGTTTGGTATTGATTTCAGTTACCGAAACAACCTGCACTTTGCTGAAGCTGGCAGGGCTTGTGTTGAGTTCTGGCTATCCAAGTGCATCAGTGCAGGCATCAAAGTAGGCGTATCTCCAAGGTCATCTTTGCTGGACTACAATGTAGAGCCACATGAACGGCTTTACGGGTATCACAGGCTAGAAGATCCGCTGGTCGCGCTGTCATCAGAAGACGATGAGTGGCTCATCTGCCCTCGCTCGCAAACCGAAGAGATGATCAAAAAATACAATATAAAGATGGCTGAGTTGCCCCGCGCTCCAGAGCCATATAAGGGCTAGATATGTCAAATAATGGAACTTTTGAAATCGGCAACGTGATGGTTTCAACAACAAACAACAAGGGCCATGACCCTGAGTTTTGGGCGGAGCAGATCACAAACAAGATTGTATCGGTGTCAGCCAATGCAGAACCGCACGTCAGACAGCAAGCCTTGGCTTTCCGATCTTACATTTATGACGTAATATTGGCAGGAACTAAGAGTGCAATTGCTTCAGATCGCGTTACAATACGAGGAATGTTAAGCGCACAGGGCCATGAGGACATGGCTAATATTATAAAGGAGCTTTGATATGGCTATTACCTCAGCGGTTTGCTCGTCCTTCAAACAAGAAGTTCTTGTCGGTACTCACAACCTTACTGCGTCATCTGGCAACAGCTTTAAGCTTGCGTTGTACACTTCAAGCGCAACACTAGGCGCGGCTACGACTGCGTTCACGACTACAGGTCAAGTGAGCGGCACAAACTACACCTCTGGCGGTAATGCGTTAACAAACATCACCCCAGTGTTGAGCGGGACAACCGCCGTATGCGACTTTGCCGATTTGACTTTTGGGACTGCAACAGTCAGTGCCCGTGGCTGCATGATCTATAATGACACCAACTCTGACAAGGCTGTTTGTGCAATAGACTTTGGCGCTGACAAAACCAGCACGGCAGGCGACTTTACTATTGTGTTTCCAAGCCCGACAGCCACTGGCGCGATCATACGGTTGGCCTAATGTCTGATGGCATTATCAAAAGTAGAATTTCAGCCGGGAATCAACAAAGAAGAAACTGACTACGCCGCATCTGGCGGTTGGGTTGACGGAAACTTAATAAGATTCAGAAAAGGCCGCGCAGAAAAACTGGGCGGCTGGTACAAGCGTGGCGGTCAAACCTTCCTTGGTACTGCTCGCGCATTGCATAGCTGGATTTCCCTTGCTGCAACCCGATACCTCGGCGTTGGCACAACCGTAAAATACTACATCGAAGATGGTGACGTTTATTATGACGTTACGCCCATCAGAAAAACCTCTACCAACAGCATCACCTTTGCAGCCACCAATGGCTCATCAACCATAACGGTAACTGACAGCAATCACGGAGCTGTTAACAATGATTTTGTAACCCTAGCTGGCGCTGTTTCACTGGGCGGTTTGGTTACTGCCGCCGTGTTAAACCAAGAATACGAGATCGACTTAGTTCTCACCACGAACACTTACACGATCACCGCAAAGGACACCGCTGGCGCTACAGTTACTGCCAACGGCAGCGACACAGGCAATGGCGGCTCTGGTGTGGATGGCTCTTATCAAATAAATGTTGGCCTCGACACCTACGTTCAAGGAACGGGTTGGGGCGTTGGAACTTGGGGTTCAAGCACTTGGGGTTCTGCAAGCTCTGTGAGCGCAATCAACCAACTGCGACTTTGGACGCACGACAACTTTGGTGAAAACCTAATCATTTGCCCTCGCGGTGCTGGCATATTCCGCTGGTTAGAAAACGGCGGAACAGGTGTTAGGGCTGTTCTTTTGTCTGGCGTTTCTGGCGCGAACCTAGTGCCGACTGTTGGCTTGCAAGTTATAACCTCGGAAACCGACAGGCACCTTATCGTACTCGGTGCAGATCCAATATCAGGAAGCTCCAGAACGGGCGTTATTGACCCTATGCTTGTGGCGTTTAGTACATCTGAAGACGATCTTCAGTTTGAGCCACTAACAACCAACTCCGCTGGCTCGGTCAGACTGTCCAGTGGGTCGTTTATTGTCGGCGGCATGAAGTCTCGTCAAGAAATATTGATTTGGACTGATACCAGCCTGTACTCGATGAACTTTATCGGGCCACCGTTGACGTTTGCCGTAAATCTTATCAATGAAGGCGCTGGCATGGTCGGCCCAAAGGCGGCAGTCAATGCGCCTAACGGTGTATACTACGCCTCTAAGACGGGCTTCTACTTCTACAACGGCTCAGTTCAAAAACTTGCGTGCTCGGTTCAAGAGTACGTCTTTGAAGACTTAGATCTTACGCAGGCATTCAAGTGTCACATGGGACTGAACTCTGAGTTCAGTGAAATGTGGTTTTTCTACCCAAGCCTTACGGATGGCACTGGCGAGATCAGCCGATACATAATTTATAATTATGAAGAAAACACTTGGTCGATTGGGTCTTTGATTCGTTATGCTTGGCTAGATGCTGGCATTGAAGACCAGCCAATTGCCAGTGGCATTGATAGCAACTCAAACTTGCTCTTTGATCAAGAAACAGGCTTTGATGATTATACTCAGCCCATGAGCAACGTCTTCGTCGAGTCGGCAGATTTAGATGTTGCGGATGGCGAAAACTTTGCTTTTGTAAAACGAATAATACCTGACATCGCGTTTATAAAAGAGCTTGGAGCTACTAACTCGCCAGCCATGAATATTGTGCTAAAGCGTAGAGACTTCCCCGGTCAGGCGTTGACCACGGACTCCACGACTCAGGTCACAGAATCCAGCACTATTAATAGCCTGCGTAGTCGCGCCAGACAGGTGGTGTTGCGGTTTGAGTCTGATGACGATGGCGCGAGCGGCAACCAGTTGGGTTACAAGTGGCGGGTGGGTTCTACAAGGTTAGACCTGCAACAAAGCGGTAGACGATAAGTGAGCCGCCTGCTTGAGACAAGATTGCCTCTGGCAACTGGAGAAAAGATAGACTCAGGCACATTTAATCGGTTGATCCGA